CGCATCGAATCGCAGGTGCTGGCGAATCCATTTCGCCAGCGAATCCGGCCGTCTAAAGGATTCGGGCCGCGCCCAGGCCGCAAGCCCGTGCATCTGTGGGGCAGTGAAAAAGATCGTCACAATGGATCATTCTGGACCGAACGGCGCTCGGAAAATCCGCCACACATTCAGTATGATGCCAACATCTGGAAGAGCCACGCAGCCCGCCGACTGCTCACAACAATTGGGGCGCCGTCGTGTCTGCTGCTTCCGGGGGCGGACGAGCGAGGGAACAGGCTGCTGGTGGAGCATCTGACAGCGGAACAGCCAAAGGAAATCACATATGACGGAGCTGCGGGCATACAATGGGAACTCCTCCCGACACGAAATAACGACTGGTGGGACTGCCTCGTCGGGTGCCATGTCGCTGCCTCTGCCCTTGGGTGCGGACTGGCCGGGGAGCGCACAGCAACCACCCCGCAACGGCGGACATTTGCCCTACCAGCAGGGGCACGCCGTGGGTGACGGACGCACATTTGAGTTGCCCGGCCTCAGGTGCCAGCACTGCCAGGCACACCTGCCGCGAGTCTATCGCACGCAGACGACGCGAGGTTTCATCATTCGCGAGCGAATCTGCCCTCAATGCAACCGCGTAAACACGACCAGTGAGCGCATTATTGCAGTCCGTGAGCGGCAGCACTTCAGTGACCCTTGTGAGTAGTCGCCACTAATGGCGCGGCGGCATTGCCAACGGCACGCAGTCCGGCAATGCTGCCAACATGACAGACATTTCCCAGACAATCGCAAGTGAAGCTGAGAAAGCCGCCTCGGTCTCAAACGACGGGGTGAGCGTGACTCGCCGCAGTCTTTCCGAGCTGATCGCCTACCAGAAGTTTCTGCAGGCGAACGAAGCCGTTGCAAACCCCACGCTTGCACTGCAGGCCATGACTCGCCGCATTGTTCCGCCTGGGGGTCACTAACATGGGGCGCCGGGGGCGTGCGAATCGAGCCGCAAAGCCAGCCCGTCAGATGATGGCGGCGCGCTTTGACCTCGCGCAGACGACGCCGGAAAATCGCAAGCACTGGACGAATGCAGACGGACTTGCCGCACGTGCGGCAATCTCTCCGGCCGTGCGTCGTGTTGTTCGCATTCGCAGCCGCTACGAGGCAGAGAATAATTCATGGTACGCGGGCATTCTGCGGACAGCCTCCAACCACATCGTTGGAGCAACGGGGCCGCGGTTGCAGGTATTGACAGCGGATGCTGAAGCCAACAGGAGACTGGAAGCTGCATGGCGAGCGTGGGCAACGAAGGTTGATCTTGCCGACATCCTCCGCACTTGCGTCGAGGCGTACTGGCGAGATGGTGAAGTCTTCGTGATGCGGGGCAGCAGCGTGCGTTTTCCGCTTGCTCTGGATCTGCTGGTTCTTGAGGCCGATCAGATCGCCACACCGTGGCAGCAGTCGCAACTGGTCGATCCGTTTGTTGATGACGGCATCCGGTTCGACCGTGCCACAAATGAGCTGGAATTTTACGTCTACGATCATCACCCAGGCTTGAACACGCCGGTAAGCACGCTGAAGGGTCAGTGGTATCCTGCACGCGAGTTGTGCCACCTATTCCGCGCAGAGCGGCCAGGACAAACGCGAGGCGTTCCCCGGGCTACGCCAGCGTTGCAGACGCTGCCGATCATGCGACGGCAGGAACTGGCCACGCTGTACAGCGCGGAGACTGCCGCAAACTTCGCTATGTACCTGAAAACAAACAGCAGCGCTGTAACGCCTGCAACCGCTCCGGCGGACTTTGCGGAAATTGAACTGACGCGAAACATGCTGACGACTCTCCCAGAAGGCTGGGAGATCGGACAGGTTGAGCCAAAGCAGCCCGGACCGCTTTATGAAATGTTTCAGCGGCAGGCTCTAATGAGTTTCTGTCGCTGCACAAACATGCCCTACACGCTGGCCGCTGGCACTGGCAAAGACGCCAACTTTTCGTCCTTCAAAGGCGACATGGTAAACGTGTGGGCGCCAGAAGTTGCCGTCGAGCAAAACCGCATGCAAATCGGCGTGATTGAGCGTCTCTGGCAATGGTTTCTTGAGGCTGCAGTTTTCGTGCCGGGGCTGTTGAATGGTCTACCTGCAATTGCAGACATTGACCACCGATGGCACTGGCCACCACTGCCGGAACTCGATCAAGTTGAAGCCGCACAAGCAGCAGAGATCCGGCTGGCCGCGGGACTCTCAACGCCAACCGAAGAGCACGCACGACGGGGCAAGGATTGGGATCTTGAATCAGCCCGGGCGGCTGCGGATTTTGGCGTTTCGGTCGATCAGTACCGGCAGGCGGTTTTTGCTAAGACGTTTGGGCTTCCGCTGCAATCGCTTGCGGCCCCGCAGGCTCAGCAGCAAGCCCTGCAACAGGCAGCCGCAGGCGAATACATGGAGTTGGGTCAGCGGGCATTCAGCAACAATCAAAAGCGAATCAGCCGCACGCTTGACCAGTTGGCAGCCGGTGAGATTTCACGGGTCATGGCTGAGGCGACACTGCAGTCAATTGGGCTGGCTCCGGAGCGGATCGCCCTGTTGATTCAGGACGCTCTCGAAAACGCAATTGAGGACGCACTGGAAGACGAGAGCGAAACGCTTGACCTGAGCGCATCGGATACCCTGCAGGCAGCCGAAGAGATCGACCTGAAGCCGACCGCTGGCATGATGGAAGAAGCGAAGCGAGGACTTGAGTGGCGAAGTGAGTACGGCCGTGGCGGCACGCCGGTCGGCATTGCTCGGGCGCGTGACATCGCGAACGGCAAGAATCTGTCACCTGAGACAGTAAGCCGGATGGTTCGATTCTTCAGCAGGCACCAGGGCAACAAAAAGGCCGAAGGCTATTTGCCCGGCGAAGATGGCTTTCCCTCAAATGGCCGGATCGCGTGGGCGTTGTGGGGCGGGGACGCAGGCCGCACGTGGTCAGAGGCAAAACTGGAAACGCTGAAGCGAAGACGCGAAGGGGCTGCACAATGAAAACGATCAAAGCAACCCGCTTGCATATCACCGCAGCCGACACTGGCAAGCCGCGACGGTTTCGCGTGGAAGCCTACAACGGCGGGCTGCTTCCAGTTGATGGATTTGAGCATCCTGTTGTTGTGGACCTGCAAGGGCTTGAGACACCAAACGACGTGCCGATTTTGATCGACCACCGCAAGGAAGTCGAAGCCACCCTCGGGATCACGGACAGCATTCAAAACAGCGGCACTACCTTAACCCTTGGCGGCGTTGTCACTGGCGTTTCTCCGCTGGTTCAGACGGTCCTCGCGCAGGACGCAAAAGGGCAGCGATGGCAAGCCTCAATCGGCGCTCGTGTGCTGGAGTCTGTCGAGGTGCCAGAGGGCAAAGTCGTTAACGTAAACGGCCAGCAAATCGCAGGCCCGTTCGTGCTCGCAACACGAGCAGTTTTGAAGGAAACCTCGATCCTGCCCCTCGGTGCGGATTCGAGCACATCTGTTAACCTGGCTGCGAGCGCAGCCGCTTCCGCATCGAAAGGAACGACAATGAGTTTTGAGGAATGGCTGAAGTCAATCGGGCTGGACTCCAGCAACATGACGCCAGAACAGCAGGCCGTGCTGCAGGATGCCTACAACGCCAAGATGCAGGTCTCTGCAGCAATGGACGCCCCAAAGAAAGACGAAGAAAAACCCATGAGCGCATCGCAACCCGCCGCACTTCCAGCAACTGCTGCTGCTGCCGCTTCACTCGACCTCATGGCCTCCGCTCGTCGCGAACTGGCTGGCCTTCATCGCAAGGCCGCACAGATCACCGCTGCCGCTGGTGGTTTCGCAGACATTGCCGCAACGGCAATCGAGCAAAACTGGTCAGTTGAAAAGACCGAACTGGAAGCATTGAAGCGACAGACTGCACAGAATCGGACTCGCCCGACTTCGTTCACTGCTGCTCAGGCATCCGGCGACACTGGCCGCATTCTGATGGCTGGCCTCAGCATTGCCCGCCGTCACAAGGATCGCGAGAAGGAGTTCACAGACGCTGAACTGCAGGCAGCCCACACAATGTTCCGCGGTCGCTGTGGTCTCCAGCAGGTGATTATCCAGGCTGCCGCCGCTGCTGGTATGCCAATCAGCGCAGGCGAGCGACTGCATGACAGCAACCTTCGGGATGCTCTCCGGCACGCCTTTGCTCCGACGCTTCAGGCTGCATTTTCGACCGTCAGTCTTCCCGGCATTTTCTCCAATCTCGCCAACAAAGAGCTGCTGGCAGGATTCGAGGAAGAAGATAACAACTGGGAAGAAATCAGCGACGTGAAAAACAACAACGACTTCAAGGCGCACACATCCTATCGGATGCTGGACGACATGGAGTACGAAGAGCTTGGCCCCGGCGGCCTGATTAAGCACGGCAAGCTGTCTGAAGAGTCCTACGTGCGCTCAATCGACACGTACGCCAAGATGTTTGCTCTGACCCGTCGCGACATCATCAACGACGACCTCGGCGCGTTTGACGACATCCGGACCCGCCTTGGCCGTGGTGCTGCTCGCCGTCTGAATCGGCTTGTGTGGACGACGTTTCTCAGCAACCACACGACATTCTGGACGAGCGCCAGAACCAACTACATTGAAGGCGCCACTACCAACCTTGGCACCGACGGCGTGGGCCTGTCTGCAGGCGTGAAGGCGTTCCGGCAGCGCAAGTCGCCGCTGGTTATGGGCGCTGAAGAATCCAGCCGCATGACGCTTGGCGGACGGGCAACGAAACTGATCGTGCCTCCAGAACTCGAAGCCGTGGCCGAAGCCCTCTACGTTGCTCGCAACCTGAATGCAGTGAAGGCAGCCGACGCCAACATTCACGCCAACAAATACCGCGTGGTCGTGGCGTCTGAGCTGTCGGACTCCGCATACGGCGGCGGTTACTCAACCACCGCATGGTATTTGTTTGGCGACACGCTCAAGCCGGTCGTCACTTCGTTCTTGAACGGCCAGCGAAGCCCCACTGTTGAATCCGCTGACGCTGACTTCAACACGCTCGGCATTCAGTTCCGCGGCTACCACGATTTCGGCTGCAGCCAGTCCGAATTTCTCGCGGGCATCAAGAGCAAGGGCGCTGCATAGTCGCCTGCTGACGGTTCATTTACCCGGCGGCAATCGTCGCCGGGCTTTCTCTGAAATCATCCTGTAGGGAGTGTTATAATGGCTCAGAGTCCTGCGTATTTGGTGACTGACGACGGCGGCTTGCAATACACGTCAGCCGCTGCGGTGACTGGCGGTGATGTTATTGTGCAGGCGGGTATCGTCGGCATTTCGCCTGTCAATGCAGACGCAAACAAGCCGGTTGGATTGTCCCTCGAAGGCATCTATGACGTGCCGAAGACGACGGCCGCATGGGTGATCGGTCAGCCCGTGTTCTGGGATTCGGCTGGCAATCCAGACAGCGGAGACGCTGGCAGCGGTGCGGCCAATCAGATCGGCACTGGCGTTTACATGGGGATCGCAACGGCAGCCGCTGACAGTGGCGCGAACACTGGCCGCGTTTTGTTGAATGCTCCATACCCGCTGCGGCCTGTCGCTGTCACTGCAACCACCGGCGGTGCAACCACCGGGTTGATTCCGGCTGGTGCATCATACGTTACAGTCACCAGCGACAGCGCGGATAAGCAGATCAGCCTTCCTGCTGGATACGTTGGGCAGGTGCTCCGTATTCTGCTCGGCACGACTGCCTGCGAGTTGATTTCGGCTGTGGCCGCTGACAAGGTCAATGAGGTTACTGTCGGAGCGACTAACGAGTTGGCGCTTACCGCAGAAGCCCTTTACACGTGCGTCTACACGAAGAGCGGTTTCTGGATTGTGACCGGCCTGACAAAACTTGGAGCAGCTCAGGCCGCTCTGGTTCCTGACGCTCGCTGAGGTGAATAGTGGCTACGGGATTTGAAGACGCAGTTGCAGACATGACCGCGGAACTGCTGGCGTTTGCCGGAGAGTCCTGCGTGTATGTTCGTGGCTCGTCTTCAGTTACCATGACGCTACGCCGAAGCCAGCAGCGACCGCAGTATATCGACAGCAACAACGGATCAATTCTGGAGGTGCGGCCGATTGATTTCATCGGTCTCGCCTCCAGTTTTCCGCACGAAGAGCCAAAGGCTGGGGACCGCATCAAATGTGCTGGCCGATGGTTTGAGGTTTCCCCGATGATGGGCGAGAAAGTCTGGCGGCAGATTACACCAACGATGCTCAGGATCCACACGAAAGAAATTTGACACGTGCCAACCGTCAGTCCGTCCACGGAAGCCTGCGAAGTAATCCGCGACCGCATTAACAGCGGCAGTGGGTACGTTCTTGACGTGCGGGCGGAGGTGGTCGAACTGCTGATTGAAGACCTCGCCGAACTTCGCAGCCTACGGGTGGAGGTTGTGCCGGAATTAGAGGAGCAGCTTGCAGACATTATCGACGAATCTGACTGGACCAGCCATCAGATTCGCGTTTGGATTCGCCAGAAGCTGCAGACGACAGAGCAAAATGAAATTGATCGCCTCAAGCAAATTCGCAGGCAGATTGTTTCGCGGTTGCTGAATTATGCCACCACAGACAGGCGCGTGGTCGTGTGGGAGGTGGATAACCAGAGCGACAACCGCTTTGACCGCACAGCACTGCAACAGGACCGCGCGTTTGTGTCGTCGATTATTCTGCGGGTTGAGGTGGCACCATGAAAGCGGCCATCACGGTGAGCGGCATTGCGGAGGTAGGGGTGGCACTGACAGAGCTGCACACAATCGGCTCAAAGTCCGTGGCGTATGCAGTGGTTGCGGCAGGCATGGGCGTCATCGCAGATCAGATGCGGCAAGACCTGAAACCACAGGTTGAGCATGTGGGCCGTGAAGTCGGAATGCGGTTCGTCCGGAATGGAAATCGGCGGGTTATCAGCGGTAAGGTGGGCGTCGGCGTCGGTAAGCGCACACAGTCGGCAGTAGTTGGACGGCGTGCGGGCGGGGTCGGCATTTCAGCAGCCAATTTTCACTGGTGGGTGTTGGGTTCGTTTCGCAGTGGTGAGCGGTTTGCTCAACGAAGGCGAGGCGGCGGATTGCGGTCTGGGTCTCGGCCGCAAAGCCGCGGTATTCTGCCACCACAACAGGCCGACTTTGCCAAGCAGGCGCAAATGAAATCACAGCAGCGGGCGAAGGCGGCTATGCAGGCAGCTTTCAATCGTGCAATCACAAAGTTCGCAAAACGCCACGCATAGGAGCGCAGCACATGGCAAAGATTAGGGTTAAGGGCACTGTGGTTAAGATTACGATTGCGACGGTTTTGACTGCCGTGGCACAGATTACCGAATTCAGCCACGACGGAGCGGAGTCCGAGACATACGACGCCACGACCATCGACACGAGCGGCGCCGGAAAAGAGTATAGCCAGACGGGCTACACTGAAGGCGGAAACTTCAACTTTAGCGTGTTTTACGACGTGGACCTGGCCGCACATCAGGCAATCACAGACCTGTTGACCACTCCGGCCGACTGCGTGTGGTCAATCACGTTTACCGATGCTACACCAGCAACGTGCAGCTTCACTAGCGCTGGGGTTTCGTTTGGGTTTACCGGCGCGATGAACGACGGCCTCAAAGCGGATGTCGGGCTGAAGCTTACTGGCCTTTTGGCGTACACCACATGAAAATCAAACTGATCCGAAACGACCTCGCGGCGCCTCCGGGAACAGTGCACGACGGCCTCGAAAAACGAGCTGGTGGTGTGCTGTTCTGGCGCCCGGGCACCGTCATTGATGTTAAGGCGCGTGAAGCGCAGTTGCTGGTTGGCAATGGCGATGCGGAGCCTGCAGACGACGAAGCAGAAACGGCCGTCGGCAATTGGCGGCAGAATCGAGAACG